GGGAGGGACATAACTTTTCGTGCGGTTTCACATCCAGGAGAATGACTACTACGAGTTCCACACCAACAAGCCTTTTCAGGCTCACCGGGAGGGCCGAAGCGGTGTAACTCAGTTAGTGCGCGGCGAGCTTCGTCCAGTTCCGTCGCGAGGGCATCACGCTCTGCCCGTGTTACTTTTCTCCATTTCTTTACATTAGCTTTCATCCTTTCAAAGGTACGCTCTGCTTGTAATTTGTCTGCCCACGCGCATATCAAAGCATGGGTTGCACACTCAAAATCGGGAGTTTCTATCCCCATTTTAACTTTTATTGTGTGCTCAACTGCCGCATCCCAATTTTTAGCTTTTTCCTCCAAAACCTCGGCGCGGGCTTTCCAGTCAATTTTTCCGACTGGTCTCTGTGTAACCTCTATGCCGGTTGTGTCGTGGGTTTGTTTTAATGTGTTGCTCATCTCCCCTCCTTTAGTTTTGCCACAATCTTCCTGCCCAGGTCGCCGGGTGGAAGGAAGCGTGGGCAGTATTCAGCATGATCGTTTAACAGGCCCAAGCCGCAGTAAGCACAAAAATGCTTTCCGGGACCAAACAGTTTCTCATCTGCGGGCGTAATTGACACGAACTTATCAAGCACCGCATCCAGTTCCGTCGCGAGGGCCTCGCGCTTATTAAGCAGCTCAAATACAAGCCCAAGAACATCGTTTCCACCTGCCCCTGGCAATTTTTTTACCAGCGTCGTCTTTATAAAAGACAACTTTTCCTCAGCAGCCTTGGCGCGGGCTTTCAATCTGCTGATCTGGTAATCCCGCACAACGAGAAGCAGCCCTTTCTTCACAGCATCAGCGGCAGCAGAAGCTCCTTTCTCGTTGCCGTATTCAATGATTGCATCTGCCATAATTTCTTCATCCGATTTGGCTAGAATGGCGTCAGCTTCGGCGTCCAATGTGGGTTTTGAGCTTTGGTATGTCCTATGCCGCCGCCTGAGACTTGGCGCGCCTAAAGACCTGCTGCGGTGAGTTCCTCTCATTCTCCATCCTCCGTCGGTTTTGCCACGGCGGTTTTTGCTGCTTCTCTCTGCTCGACTGAAATTGTGACACCACTGTTGCCAGCTTCCTGAACAAACCAAGGGTTTGCTCCCCTTGCCGACATTGCCAATCCCCACTTTGCAGCAGGCAGCAGGTCTTGACAGAGTTTCTCCGCAACCTTGGCGCGGGCTTGCCAGTCATCCCGTTCCTTGGCTACAGCTTCAGCAGCTTTGATACGGACCTGTCTTGTATTATGTAGTCGTTCTGCTTCGTTTTCCGCTTGGACGTCCATTAGTTTTCCTCCAGTTCCGTCGCGAGGGCATCACGCTTCAATCCGTTGTCAATCTTCTCGCGCAGATTTTCTCCGCATTTGCGAGCAGTTTCCATCAAATCAAGACCACGCGCAGTAATCTCATACCAACGGAAACCCTCTCGCTGGCCTGGCCCGTTGGATTCATAATCTCGCCTTGATTCAAGAATCCCGGCTCGAACCATTTTCCGTAATACGGGCTTCGCATCCGGGAACTTGGTCAATATTGAGTAGTCCTTTAAGCGGTTTCCTGTGTTATTTTCAAACCTAATATATTCCAGTATGTCATTCTGCGATACCATCCCCACCCCCTTCCTCTTCGGCTTTGATAACGGCGTCTATGGCTTGGCGGATTGTCGCTCCAGTGTAAACTTTCCGAGCTTTAGAAATTCTAAATGCCCCATACCCATCAACCCACAAGCGAATTAAGCCTCCGTTCAAATCTAACCAATCCATCCGCTCGGGATCCTTCTCCGCTGCCTCCGCCCTCTCTAGGAGGTATTGAATATCCTCCAGCATAAGCGTAGGGCTATTGCTTGCTGCTCCTGTCCACCCCAGGAGGTTATATTGGCTGTTCGAGAGTCGCTCCCGGATTGTCGCCAGGTGCGCGCTGTCGGTGATCTCTGCATCGCGCTCAGGCATCACAGCCCCATTCCGTAGATGCGCTTGATTCCCGTGCAGCCTTTTTCCAGGAGATAGGCCGCGGCCTGCTGCATGGTGTGGTTAAAGGTCGGAGGTTCTCCGGCAACCATAACCATGGCAATCCAGTATGAGTCTCCTGGCCTCTGTGAACTGACAACACGGAATGCATAACCCCTAGGATGGGTCTGGTCAAGCTCTGCATTAAGTTCCAATATCCGCCGTTTCTTCTCCATCACCCGCTCCCTTCCTGGTCTGCGCCTTGGCTGTGCGTGACTATTTTTTCCAATTCTCGCAGAGGCTGCATGTCCATAAGCGCACGACGCATGGAAATTTCCATCAATAGTGATTCGTAAAACCTCGCAATCGGATTGTGCTTTTGCAAAAACAGCATGCCGGTGACTTCTATTAAACGGTCAAGATCGGTGCCCTTGGTGGTCATCAAATCACGGAGCTTATTGTATTCGGCTTCGTAGTCGATATTTAGTTTTTCAAAGCTCATAATTAGCCCGTGACAGGCATCCCGTTGTGCTCGCGCCCGTCCAGCAGGCGGCCAGCGGCTTTCGGCATCTCCCTCACTCGTAAATCTTCCGGCCACTCGTCCCAATTGCCGCCCTTATGATCCTCTAAAGCCACGCTCCGCGCCCAATCGCCATGACCGCACGGCTTCCTGGCCATGCAGAGCGGGCGACCGTTCGGCTTTTTGTAGTGCGGATTCGCCCCGAGCTGCTTCACAAAGACTGCAACTCCGGCATCACGGCACTGCCGCACTACGCTGCGGATGTTCTCAATTTCACAGACCCTTGCCCCCGGCCCTGATTCTCCACCAGCGATTATCCAGTCGAGACGTTCTTTTGAGCACGGATCGTTGATCGCCGCCACATCCCCCCCAATCATATCAGCGAGTTTACCGGCCAGACGTGGGCCGTCGAGAAACAGTGCAAAATCCACCGGCCCCAGGGCAGGCTCATAAGAGACAAAGCGCACCGCCGCAGGGGTGTTCAGCAGGTGCGGGATGCGCTCGTCCGCCGTGGCCTGATCTTCCACGCTCACGCCGAGCCACACGTTGGGGATCGGCCATTTGAAAGCGCCGTTTTTCACGCTCTGCTCAAGCCGCTCGAATTGGCGCGGGAAGTTTCGCCATGCAATCCTGTCAGCGACATTTAAAACATGATTCTTTGTCGGACATTCAATCCCTCGGGGCGCAACGCCGGTACCACTAAAATACTCCGCCATCCGCTCCGGGCGCTTGGTCAGAATCTGAAAGGTGTGCTGGGGGCAGAGCGCCATCACCGCGAATACCTGATCTATGAACTCGTCCGGCACCCCCTCGTGGAAGAGGTCGGACATGCTGTTCACAAAATACGTGGTGGGCTTCTTTTCATCCAAGGGCTTGGAAAGCCGATCCGGGATGCAGCGAATCTTGCCCGTCCATTGCACCTTGCCGCCGACCTTCTTGGTCAACCCCTCGTAGTTCGCCACCTGCTTGGGGTGGTGGGCCTGCCTCCAGGAATCCCGCAGGGCGTAACAATTCTCACACCCCGCGCTGACCTTGGAGCATCCCAGCACCGGATTCCACGTCTCGCCCGTCCACTCGATCTTGCTCATTCCCTGGCTCCTTTGCTTAAATTCCCAGCGTCTCCTGCACCACCCGTGGTTATTGATTAGGGCAGTTACCGTAACTAACGTTTATCTGATTGGTGCCCCACAAAGACCCCATCTGTGAATTTTAGAATATAATCTGCATATTCCTTTTCGCCTCCACCGACTATTTTACCCCCAATATGTACGAGGCCATGATAATTCATGTCCTCATCTTCAGTGTGAATTATTTCCCCATCATCATACGTGTGTTTTATAAAAATGAGTCGGCCATGTTTGTTGACGATATAAGTCTCCAGGTATGGAAAAGGAAAAGTCTTGGTTTGCCATTCTTCTACTATCGGCATACCCGATGGCTGTTCTTCAAACTTCAAACGGTCAAACATGCTCATTCCCTGGCTCCTTGCTTGCGGTCGATGTATTTCTGCCAGCAAATTACGGGTTAAATCCTTCCGCACAGATTCATGCTCACAGCAGGTAAGTAACTTTCTGCCGAGGCGGCGCAACACATCGTTAGGCTTGTAGAGCGGGTTGCCATTCAACGCGCCCACTATTTGCAACGCCAATCCAAACGCATCATCCCCGCGAATGAAAAGACCGGCCCAATCATCACCGAAGCGCACAGGGCCGGTCTCCACCCGGTCGTCTTGCTGCGGCAGTTCTCGAATTTCCATTTCCTGGCTCCTTTGCTGCAATACTATTGCTGGAAGTTAGGGGGATAGGTTGACGCTTTTCACCGCCCCAACCAAACCCTGTAGATAATTTCGGGTTATCCGCCCAACAGCCTCTATATTTCCTGGCTCCTTTGCTTAAATCCCCAGCGGATCCTGGACCACCCGTGCGCCGTTCAGGGTGCCGTTCTTTCGGAAGATCACCACCACACTCGGAAATGGGGCGTTGTGTTTGGATCTACCAAATTTCAAGCGCCCTTTGATGAACCGGATATCTGCCGCGCTGGCACAGTGATCGTGCCACCAGCGGGTATCCGTCCGTGCCGGTAGCAAGCAAACAACAACTTCCGCGTTGGTTTCAGCTTCACGCCTGGCCTTTTCTACCCATGCGCCTATTGCCCTGCCATAGGGTGGATTCATAAACACCCGTCCGGGCCAAGGTTGCGCCAAGCCATCCTCCTGCAAAGTGAAGCACCGAGGCGTTTTTGCGTTTTCCAGCGTGCAACACGGGTCAAGGGTAAAATTGAATTCCTTATGCAGTTCCATGAAAACATCCGCTGGCGTTTCCCATTCATCGGATTGCGATGATGTGTGTACTTCGCTCCAGGTCACTGTACGCACCCGTCCGGCAGCGTTTTCAGCACCTCCAGCGCATCGCCCTGGATTATCTGGCCTGTGGGGAGGGTCATGTTACCATCCCCGCGATCCGCCCCATTCGATACACCCAGGCAGGCCATACAACACGCCACCGGCCCCGGATGCGGAAAAAGATTGGCTTGGCCCATGTGCTATTCATTGATCCTCCTTACCAATGGTGCGACGTTTTTCCCCAAAGCGTTTTTTACTGATTGGACTATGCCTCGGCGCGGAATCGCCTTTTCCTCTGGTTTATATTCGAGAAGAATTCGCAAGGTTCTCGTTTGCGGTTCGTAAGAGCCGGATCGCCAGCGATGCCAGGTGCTATCAGCCACGCCAGCGGCCCGGCATAATTCAAGCGGAGTCATTCCCAGCGAGGCGGCGTGATCTCTGACTTCCTGCAATAATTCTGCTTGTGATTTCATGTTACCTTTTGTTGCATTTATGCTTGCTTTTTACTTTCCATGCAATTATGCTTGTTGTCAAGCAGAAACGCAAGGGTATAAATGAACGATTTACGGATACGATGTTCGATGCTTCCATCATGGCCGGACTGTGCCAGGCGCACAGCCGGGAAGCAATACAAAAAGATGATTGAAGGCTTTGGTTTTGAATTGCGCCAGCTTAAGCCGTCCGTTGGGGCGGCGGTCGGAACGGCCGTCCACCGCGCGGCCACCGAGCTTATGCGTCGGAAGCGCGATGGCAATTCAGCAACGGATGGAGTTCTCGAAACGGCTATTGCTGCTTTCCATGAGGAAATTGCGCCAGGGGCGGTGTGGGATGATACCACTCCAAACACGTTGACGGCCCGTACACAAATCGAAAGACTGACCGCGGCGTATTTGCCAATCGTTGCGGAGCGGGAACCGGTGCTGATCGAGGAACAATTCAAGGCATCGGTCGGTGGGGGATGGATATTAACCGGTCAGATTGATTTATGCGATGCCCAAAATGAACTCGACGACTTGAAAACCGGGGCTCTTGCCCGCCCGTACATTCAGCAACTCGGGGGATATATTATGTTGCTGGAAAGGCATGGGCATGAAGTCAAAAAGGCGGGAACGACATTTATCAAACGCGCGCGAGTCGCAAAGCCACAACCTGTGCCCGTGCGAACGTATTTCGACCTGGAACCCGCCCGGCATTCGGCTTGGGCTGTCATTCAGGAAATCCGGCGCGCTGTTGAAGCGTTCGCCGAGCGGGGCGATCCGTACAAACTCCAGGCGAATCCCATGTCTCTAATGTGCTCGGAAAAATATTGTCCGGCCTGGGGGACGGATTTTTGTAACGTCCATTTGAAAGGATAATGATATGGCACAATTTCAGCAATTCAAGGTCCGCTCTGGCGGTGGGGAAATCATAATCAATTTGGATCAAGTTGTGTATTTTATGCGCGAAAAGGCTTCGCCAAACGGAGACCCGAACGATTCGGGATCAATCGCTGGTTTCGCTGGAGGCGAAATACGATATCGTCTCGAAGACACGCTCGAAGAAATCAACGCTCAACTTTTGAAAGGAAAATAATGACGGGGGCAATGGATATATGTAACCACGGCCCGGAGACATATTGCACAGAATGTGCTCATGGTTGGGAATTACTGCCAGAAACCCCGCCTTCCTATTGTGTATTTTGCGGAATGGAGTTGGTTTCGGAAGACGGTATTTCCTACCCAATTATCGGCGGCAGGTGCCACAAACGATTGAAAGGATAGCCATGCAAATCGTGAACCGAAAACCGTCGCTCCCGGAGCGCGGGAAAATCAAAATCGGTAAAAAAGGCGAACCGCGAACGTCACAAGGCGGCGCTAAATATTCGCCGCCAGTCAAGCTCGATCATTTCATCATAACCGGGATGGATCGCGACAAGGAGGGGAATTTCATTCCCGATGTTGCGCTGATGGAAGCGATTGCAGAGAAAACCGGGCAGGATGCCAAAAAATTGACCAGGATCCCCGTTCGGCTCTTATATAACGACCCGGCCCTAAACATGGGGACACGATACGCTGCCTACAAAGGCCGGTCGGTGTGGTGCTCGGGGAACGGTGAGACGGCGCAAAGGGCGGTCACAAAACCCGGCCAATATGAGGCGAAAGAATGCCCTTGCGAAAGAATCGAGCAGGGATACGAGGGCGATCCGAAATGCAAAATCAATGGGGTTTTGAGCGTATTGATCGACGGCGCCCCTGGTGTCGGCGGAGTCTGGAAATTTAGGACTACTTCCTTTAATTCCGTCGACGGCCTTGCCGGTTCGCTGGCTTTTATGGCGGCTATGACGGGCGGCCAGCTCGCGAATCTTCCGCTTGAGCTTGTGCTACGCGAAAAAATGGGAATTCTCCCGGACGGAAAACAGCAGAAAATCTATATTGTTGCGATTGAATACGCCGGCAACCTGGACGAGCTGAGGGATGCGGGTTATAAAATCGCGCTCGAAAATTCAAAAGCGAATCTCCGTATTGAGCACATCGAAGCGGAAGCACGGAAAAGTATGGAGGTCGGTGATGGCGATCCCGCGGCGGTGTTTCCAGACGACGACGCCGAGGACGTCGGCGGGGAATTCTATCCCGAGGGCGAGCAAAGGGAAGGAAATACGCCCGAATTACAAGACCCGGCTGGAAGCGAGGGGCCAAAACCGGCGAAAGCTGCTTCAAAAAAGAAAACGACTAAAGTCATCGATCTTCCGAACGGCGGTTATACCGCTGAGGTCCTTGCGGCTCCGCCGAAAACGGAAATCCGCGACTGTACGGTCAGCGATGTCGAGGCACCATTACCTATATCAGTTACAACTGATGAACTCAAATCCCTGGCTAAAACTTCAGAGGTACTTGCGCCGCCGCCGGAGAACACTGAGGGCGATGAGGGTCCGCAAAACGATGGGGCGCCGCCGCCGAGCGACAAGGATGCGCCGCCGTTGACTAACCCCGGGGGGCTGGACGAGGACGTTTTTTAATGTCAGGCAAAAGATACCGTCTGCAAAAGACGGAACGGCTGCAATTAAAAATAAAGTTGCTCGTCGCACACGGATCAAATTGCTGGTGGTGCGAAGAACCTTTCTCGCCGGACGACTGGCCGACGTTCGAGCATGTAAACCCGCTTTCGCTGGGAGGGACATGGTCATTTGAGAATTTACGATTGACCCATGAAAGCTGCAATGAAATGAGGGCAAATCACTACCCTATTAGCTATGAGGTAAAATGATTCTGGAAATTAGAAATTTTCGGGGGATAGCAAAGGCGGACATTGACCTTTCGCAAATCGCGCTCGTCGCGGGCAGAAACGAGTCGGGGAAATCGTCAATCGCTCACGCGGCGCAAGCAATTCTGACGGGCGACGCCGTTCCGATCGCCGGACTCAAGAAATCCGAAGCGGCAATGTTAATTCACGCCGGGACGGGAAACGGATCGGTCGCATTGGAGCGGGAAGGTGGGAGCGCGCGAATAGCTTACCCGCAAGCGAAAAAAGAAACGGAAGGCGATCCGCCGTCCGCGTCTCCGATTGCCGCGGGCATGGTTTCCCCTGCCGACATGGAGCGAGCGGAGCTTTCGGCTGTCCTGATCGACTATCTCAAAGCCGCACCTAGCGAGGACGATTTGCGGGAAGCGGTCAAGGCGATCATCGGCGTCGGGGAAGGTTTCGCGCGGCTCTGGAAAAGCGTCACCGATAATAGTTGGGACGGTGCCCACAAGCAGGTCAAGGAAAAGGGAATCGAACTGAAAGGCGCTTGGCGTGAATGTGCCGGCGAAATGTACGGATCGAGCAAGGCCGAAACCTGGATGCCGCCAGAATGGGAATCCGATCTTGAGGGAGCCAGTGAGGAAAGTCTCCAGGCGGTAGCAACGGAAGCGGGCGAAATCCGCGATGCCGCGATCGCACACACGGCAATTTCAGAGGACAAAATCGAACAACTTGGGGCAAAAGCTGCCAGCGCGGAAAGGTTGCGGGATGATATTCAAAGCCTGGGGAAAATCCTCGACGATGCAAACAAGGCCGTCCTCGACAGCGCGGAAGAATTGCGAAATGCGCCTAGCCCTGATGAGGAGCAAGAAACCGTCGCCTGTCCGCATTGTGGAAAAGACTGTGTTATTCACGCTGGGGCGCTGACAAAGCCGCCGCCAGTGGCAAATTCAGCCGAGAATGCAAAACGTCGCTCGATTGGCGAGGAGGCCGTCCGCAAACATCAAATAGCATCGCAAACACTGAGAAGCGCAAACCTGAAAAAAGAACAAGCCGATCGTGATCTTTCCGAGGCGGAAGCGGCACGGGTCGAACTCGATGCGATTGAAGCAAAAGCCGACGGCGGAACGGCAGACGATGCAGCTCTTGAGCGAGCCCGGCGCGATGTGCAACATGCAGAAAATCGGTTCAAGGCATTCAAGGTTAAAACCCGGGCGGACAATCTGCATAAAAGTATTGGCCGGAACCAGGCGCTTGTCTCCATTTTAGCGCCGGATGGGCTACGTCGAACCAAGCTCCGCAATGCGGTTAAGCAATTCAACGGATCTCTCGCGGATCTGGCGAAAGCCGCAAGTTGGGGAGCGGTGGAAATAAATGCCGACCTTGCTGTCACGTACAGCGGTATGGGATGGAGGCTCTGCGCCGAATCAGCGAGGTATCGCGGTCGGGCAATGCTTCAACTTGCTTGCGCGTCGATTGATGGCAGCGACCTTGTGATTCTGGACGGCGCCGATATTCTGGACACGGTCGGCCGGCGGGGTCTTTTCCGGCTTTTGCGGCATTTCGACAAACCGTCGCTTGTTTGCATGACCATACCTGAGCGTGGTGACGTTCCATCACTGGCCGCGAAAAGTTACGGGAAATCCTACTGGCTTGAAAATTCAAACGCGGAGGAGGTATGATTTAACCGTAAGGATGCGGTTCTAGGAGCTGGCAGGACGCCGGCATTGCCAGGAATGACGGGCTGGAGTGTTTGGAGCCGACAGGGACGCTGGCATTGCCAAGGAAGGCCCCATACCCTTGTAAGGGTATGGGGAACGTTTAGGGCTCCAGGAAATGCCGTTTTGGGCTTCCTGGAGCCTTTTCTATGTGGTCGGCTGGTACTTCATCATCAGCTTTCCTACGGCTTGGGCATATCCCCATATTTTGCCGTTTCTTGGGCAATGCCCCCGGTTATACTTGTGGGCGGCATGCAGGTTGGTCCCGCAGAGCGCTAGGCTTCGGGCGAGATAACGTAGGCCACAGTCGGTTGAAACGCGGAAAAGCCGCATTGCGCTCCAGCGGCAGCCAACGTCAGTAGCAGCCGCCTCCGTGACCTGAAAAGAACCTCTTTCGTTAGCTCTGCCATCTTGCACCTCTGTTCGTTGACTGGACTCCATTTGCCAAACGGCAAGCGCTAATTCTTCCGGCACCCCGTATTGCCGGGCCTTGGCTTCCACGTAGGCCCTTGCATGCTCCACTGGAGGCTCCCAATAGTGGTGCTGGAGCGGCCCCCATGCGGTAGCCGGGAGTAGGAGCAACAGAATCCCGGCCAGCAAGACCCTCACGGGACCTTCCCTATACCTTGAGCCCAGCCAGGGCTTTGACCGCGGCTTTCTTTCCTTCCTTCAACGCTACTTTCTGGAAGGTTTTGTTTGCGGACGGAGACTTGTCAATCACCTCCACCACTTCCTTGACCGTCTTACGGAGGACAGCGATGTACGGCACCGCAGCGGGAAAAGCTACAGCGGCGATGATGGAAATAATCGTTGAGATGGAATCCCAATTTTCGATAAACCAGTTCATATCAATCTCCCTATTGAGCGAACATGCCGGCGCCCAGCGCCAGCATTTGAAAAAGCACAGATGCAACGGTCAGCGGGATACGCCATTCCTTCACTTGTATCTTCCCAATTACGGCAAGTTGCACAAAGCCCATGAAGATCGCGGCCCCCATGTACGGCCCCGCCCCGTCCAGCAAGCCGCCCAAATCGTCTAGGCTCATTTCATCCCCTTTGGCTCCATCAGCCCATTCATTCTCAAGACGGTCTCGTGCTTCCCGAGCGTAATCATCGCCTTGTTAACCGATGCCCTGGTTTCTCTGACCTCAGACCAGATGCCCATCAGCAATATCAGCGCGGCCCCCAGCAGAGCGGGCGTGACCCAGGCTTGGAATTTCGCTCCGTTGCCGTTCATTATCCCCGCTCCATCATTTTGCGCAGCCGAGTGGCGCGAGACTTGACCTGCCTTCGCCATGAACTATCGTGCATTTGTTTCCCCACTTCCGGGTAATTCCGCGCAATCAACGCCTCGGAAAACTTCGGCCATTCAGCTTGGTTGAATTTATCGGCTCCCATGTTATACATCATATTGACCATGACGCGCTGCCTGATTGGGGAAAGCTCGCGCCAGAAAGGGAACTCCCGATCAAGTTCCCCTTCGGCCTCGTGAATCCCGATAGCGAGCAACCTGTCAATTATCTCATCAGGCAGTCCTTTGGACTGGATATTCCAACCTACGCCTATCGTCCAATTAGGGGGGCTGGCATCGTCCTGATATAAAAATTGTTCGCGGCCCTCGTCCATGTCCAGTTCTTCGGTCATCTCGTCCATGTCGTAGGTAATCATTTTCCCCGTCCTTGGCGAGTTCGTAACCAGCATCGCCAGCAACCATTTCCAGAGATTGCAGAGCATCATTGCGCCACCCATCCGCCCCAATCAGGCCATTCAAAATTCATTGTGAAACCTTTTAATCATGGAGCAGGGATATATTCGACAATCCAGCCAGCGACCGAAACAACATCACTTAGTGCGTCTGTGCTGTTTTCGCCAGTGAATTTAATTATAAAGGAACTGCTCAATGTTGCCGTTGCTGTTTGCAGTGTCACACTGCTCGTGGTTGCGTCGTCATCCACGTATGTGATCATTATATCCTGGGTTGCTGCTCCTGTGCGACCGAGGACTATAACGACGTTCCATTGTCCCCCCAGGGGGCCACTGTGTAGCGTCTGGGACACTCCATCAATATAATTTTTGAGTACTGTTGTTTTACCGAACAGACCACCTTCGCCCCAAGCGGTAATTCGTAGTGAATCCGCGTCATTTGCCAGCGTGTTTGCGGGAACTGTAAATGAAACTAAATCATCTTCGCCAGCACCCACGTTTGCGACTTCTGTAAAATCCGAATGCAAGTTGCGCATTATGGTGGGGGCGCCCGATGCCCCTTCCGCAATCGCCACGGGATTGTCGCGGAGAGCTTGCATCAAAGACGTGGTTATCGGGCTTTCTGGGTCTACGTCGCTGTCGGGTATGGTTGTCCAAGCGGCCATGTTAGTCCTCTACAATCATTGAAACGCGGCGGGCGATTGGATGGGCGCAAAAAATCCGGTATCCTTGCGGCCACGTAGACGGCTCCTGAACGACCACCAATCCTCTGAAATGCTCGCAACCAGGGCAACATTTCGCGGCGCGGCGGTTGTCGAATTTCCGCATCGGGCACGGTATGAGAACGTCGTCAGGAATATTGTCCGCATCAGAGGATTCGATAGGCATCAGTTCCATCCGCGAAATCTCCTGTGTTTTGTGAAATCCAAGCGTAAGATTCCAAATCAGCGGCCGGCGCGGCCCCAAAATCGGCCAATGAATCAGGCCCTATGAAACCATACCTAGTTGAAAACTGATAACGCTGCGCCTCATAGGAAAACGATCCATCCGGCAGTTCTTCGACTTGCAAAACCTGGTGCCGTTTTGCCTCGGCCGCTCCGGTAACGTCGGCCAGTAATCGGGTTTCAATAGTGAAAACATCTCCTGTGACGAGTGAGGCATCTTTTGCGCCTAGCCGAAACGAGATATCTTGTGGTGTGTCTTTATAGGATGCCAGCATTCGTGCGGCAAGCTGTAACGCTTGAGCACGGTTCGCCGCGCCAAGCCACCGGGCAAATATTTTCGAGGTTCGCACGTCCCCAAATTTATCGCTTGTTTCCGCATCAGCGTCAATAGCGGTGACGGATTGCGCGAAATCTTCCTCGCCTGGAACATCGACAACGGCATTTCGCACGTCGAAATGAACCACCACGCGAGTCAGCCGTTCATCATGCCTGTCCTGAATTTTTGTGCTGTTTTGGATGAGATGCGCATCATCGGTCAAGGCCGTTTCAGCGGACGAGGGCCGAACCGCCCTGAGTTTTATTTCCTGATCGATATCATCCCACCATAGATATAAAAGGGATTGCTGGCATAGTTCGTTGAGGAGTTTGCGAACGCCGGTAGGCTTCCATATCACGGTCGAAAATCTATGGGAGGACAGCCATGTTCCGACTTCATCCTGCCAATCAGAAAACGGAATGAATGACGGGTCAATCCCGACAAAGTCTTGCAAGAGGTCTTGGATGATCGAATCGACGCGAATGCTTGTGAAGCGGAGGGCCTGTTGTACCAGGTCATCTTCTTTATGTTCCTCCGCTACGGTTCCGTCCACGCCACGAGCAGTCAAGGTGAGATCATCCCCAACCCGTGTGAAAGTAATTGATTCCGAGCCAATCAGTATCGTGCCGGATGCGTCATATTCATCATCCCCGACGCCAGCGGGAATCAGAGTTGCGGAGCCATCAGCGTCGGTAATATCGCCGTCAAGGCGGCCCGAAGTCGGAATGGGAACGAGAGTCCGGTCATTATCGGCCAGCTTGAGCATATCCTTGGCTATGATCTTGAACGCGCCGGCAGCGTCCGGGCCTTCCCATCGTTCCATGATATAGGTGCGGCGGCGGAGATTCGCGATAACCTCAGCCGAGGTATACGCGGGCTGTTGTTCCGGGGTTTTATCGAAATCCCAAGGGAGATAGCCGGTCAATATGTGCATCAGCCGACCGGAATAAAACGGGTTTCTTGATCGCAGTTTAGCGAAAAATGTTCCGAGTTCAAAAGGTGTGTACGTTTCGCCTGTTGCCGATGCCGTACCGGCCGGCCGTTCATCTACATATTTATCGATGCCGCGGTCATGGTGCGGATGGTCCAGGAATGTGGCAATAGCCGAGGCGCGCTTGCCCAGCGTGCGACCCGGGTCGATCATTGTCGGGGAAAGTTCGATGCCGCGGAGCGATGGAATGGCGTCAAAATCGCGCGGGAGTCCTTCTATCGGATCGCAAAATCGATAGGTCTTGTCCGCTGGATCGTAATTGTCGGGATCTTGGCAGGTTTCGCGGGTGTTGAAACATTTGCGATCGCCGGTAGTTCCGAGCACGGCAACGCAAGGCGAGGTCGCATAGATCAGGGAACAAAAATCGAGGTCGATTTCAACACATCTGAAAAGTCGGCGTCCGGCCTTTGTTCTGGCTGTGTCCCAAGCCATACGATCCTATTTCAATGCGGCGTTTTCCGGCGATTCATTCCAAAGCCGTTCATTGAATGCCGAGCGGGCCTGGGCTTCGGTTTCCGCCTTGGCTTTGGCCTTCAATTCCGCCGCCGTAAATTCGGGCTCGGGGGTATTGTTTTCTGATAACCATTGATTGAAAGCAGGTTCAAGATTGCTTTTGCCATTCAAACGGAAACTGGTCCCTCGCACGTCTCCATTAGGTTGGAGTTCGCGCAAGATAACAACTTGATTATTGTCTCCAAATTTATACTTTTTCATTACAACTCGCAGGCAAGAGTTAAAACGGCTGCATCCGTTTCATCTTGTATAAGTTCCCCCGCATTCCCAACTGTAAAAGGAGTGCCGGTGACCGTACAAAGTAAGGTGACGGCTTCGGATGAATCGCCAACAGAGGATAATGCAATAACAGTCATTTCCGAAGTCGCTCCCCCCGCATAACCATCAAAGTGTGTCACGTCAGAAACAACTACGGTTACGGCTGTTGGATCATGCATCCCCCGCACATCTACGGGGCAAGCAATACGTGCAGTCGTGTCACACTGTCCGAGAAGAAATCTCGCACCTGTGTTGGATTTAACATCCATTACGCGGGTATATCGCCTGCAAAGCTCCAACTCCAATACATAAGGCCGATGCTCAAACGGTGGGGCTTCCGGCCCTTTCACTAAAAGAAGTTCGGCGGCCTCAAAAAACCTGGTGGTAACTGAACCACAATCAAGTTCGATTTCAATTTCAATGCCGCGCTCCGGGTTGTCACTACTGAAATCAATGGCCTCGAATACAATGCGCGTGACCGCTAGATTCGCAACGCTGAAAACCTTGTTTGCGATATCCGTGACGGCGCTAAATACATCCTCAACGTCAGCATCACGGATGTAAATAGTCACATTATTTACTCCAACGTCGTGATAGACCTCAACGGCGAATGATCCAAGACCACCTTTTAATTGTACTGCGTCCTTCGCCTCGCAACGATACAGGAAGGACATTTTGCCGCCGGCCCCGATAGTAACACCCCCAAACCTGAAAGCAAAACCAGTGCTTCCCGGATTGGCGTTTGAAACCGCTGCATACTCCCCGGCCGACGCGGTTCCTGTAATGAATCCCTGTAACCTATCCCCTTGGCCAAATCCTGCGTTCGCTTTGCCCAAGTCAATCGCCGTGGCGGCAATGTTACTGTCACGCTGTTGCACTCTTGCTGTCGGATTGATGATAAGGTTTTCTCGCGCGGATTGTGCAATAAGCTGAAAATCTTCCCAAACGCGCGTGACGGAATTAAATTCGATTGAAATTTGCAGCCGGCCAGGCGCGGCATAAACTCTGAATTGACCGTTCGCGTCAGCGTTGAATGGATTGGATTCCCCCGATGCCCCAAGCCGATCTTCAAAAAGTGAAACCAGGGCTCCGCTTGCAGCATCGCGGATCGTGACTTCGGCGGATGCTCCAATGCCAATGGACGAGGTTCCGCTTAAAACCGTATCTTGTATTACTTCGTAAGTGACCGTCATGTTTCCGCTCCGGTTAAGTCACGATACCACGGGCTTTCAATGAAATCCCGCCATACACGTTACTATCATATTGTGCCGATGGTTGCGATTCCGTCCATCCGTAAAATACTTCGGGGGCTGCGACTCCGCCGATGGCCGCCAGGTCACGAGCGGCAAAGAAAAATCCTCGCAATTCGAGCAGACGCACGGTATCTTCCCACTCGTTCCTGATCCAATCCATATCAACGGCGCTGATTTGCAAGCTGAGTTGTGCTCCTTCCGCAAGCAGGGACTTCCCAAGGAAAGCGCCACCGTCGGCGACTTCATTGACGTATCTGTTCAGTCTGGACAGATTGGGCGGAGACCAGGGGCCCAAGAGCGGGGCGTTGAGTTTGAGTATCTGCCCAAAATGCACAACGCCAATGGATACCGCGCCCGTCGAAACAATCAAGAGCCGATGATCCGCGGCGAACGTGTCATCGTACAGAATCATCAATGGAGAAGAATCGGCCGGCATAAACTCGCTGGAGGAGTCAGACCACGTGGCGCCTCCGTCCGTCGAATGCTGCATTTTTACGGTTCCGGCGTGCTGGTGTAGGTTGTGAGCTGCGATCGCTACGTAATTGGAAACCTTCGCCCCATTGCTCATACTGACCCGGAGCCAGTGTGTTCCACTCGTGCCAGGGCGCCAAAAATCGAAAGTGAACCCTTCCGCATATCCGTTTTCTTTTTCGCCGCCCGTTGTCTCGGCGCTGACTGAGACCGCCGCATCAGCTTCGCGCAATAGACTATGGACGCCGATGCGCGGATCGAATGTATCACGGTCAGCGGCGACTACAATCGAATGTGAGTCGATGAATAGGCTCATCCGACTACCTGCAGCAAGGGGAATGTGGAATCATCGGAAATTTCTTCCCGGATCGCTGAAAGGAGGCTCCGAATTTGGCGTTTTGAATATGTGGTGCTGTCGTCGCCGTTCAATTGGATTGTGACTTGGCTTCGCGCTGGCAGGACTGTTTCGCCCGCCTGGAGCAGCGCGAGGCCTTCATTCGGTGCCATGCCAGGGAGTCGGGCAAGGTCGTTTGCATGGAGTGGGCCGCCGCTTCCGCCATGGAAACCGAATGCGCCCAATATGGTGCCACCGATTCCACCGCCACCGAAAGGATTAAAAGCCTCGATTATTTTGCCGAGTGTTTCCAGCGGGCCGACAAGTGCTTTTAGGGCTTCATCAACATGCTTTAGAATGCCTGTCAGGAGTTTTATTTGAATAACGAGCGGCTTGAGATACAGTGCTAACATTTTTCCTATGTGTTCAAAAACAGGTTGAAGTTCCACGAGGAGCGGTATTAACGCCTCAAGGGATGGGGCGATTGCCTCTGCGATCGGGGCTAGTAATTTTGCGAGAGTTTCGTTTAATCCGTCAACGGCCGCCGCGAATCTCTCATTTTGCATCAAAAGGCTGAATACTAGCTGTCCGGCAGCAACGGCTGCCGCTGGACCGCTAGCCGTGGCGGCGGCGGCTAATCCGGCGACATTGCCTGCGGCCGTGGCCTGAGACGCGCTTTTTCCTGCTTCTATTGCAATATTTGCGGCTGTTGTAAATGCGCGTTCAAATTCGCTTATCAAGGTATCAGCAAAATTGGCGAAAGCCATTCCAAGTTGTCCCATCGCGCGCAAACCGGCATTTACAAGACCGGCAAATGCTTGTTCCGTGTCTGATAAAGCGTCGGTTATTCTTGGCACTGCCATGGCTGCCTTGCTCACTTCAAACTCAACGTCCGCCATTGCTAAGGCTGCGCGGCGGGCAACAAAATCAGTCTCTTCTAGAGCGCGATTCATATCATTAAGGCCGCGCTCCGCTTCCTCCACCGCGTCCGTTAGCGCCCCAACTCCGGTCCTGATAAATTCCCTGGTTGCCTCGGCAGTCTCCTTTGTTCTCTCGGTAACTTTCTTTATTGCCTCGGCAGTCTCCTTTGTTCTGACTCCCAGCACGGCGTAGTCATTTGCTATGGTTTTAGTTACTCCGACAAGTTTGAATGTCGCAATGAGTAAAGCTTTATATTGCGCTTCAAGTTTGGATGATAAATCGATCGTAATGCCAAGAAATTTCAAACGGCTTTCGTTTCTTTTCGCGGCCCTGATTTCCGCTTTCAGCCAGAGGAGGCGCTGTTGTTCAAATCCATTTGTCAACTCGCGGAGCACGCACGAAAAACCCTCAACCCAATCCGTCACAAGGGAAAGCATGCCGGAATTCGCGACCGTAAGTTCCAGTTCTTCAAATGCAGATTTAAGGTTTCTGAGTTCGCCAGTCAATCCCTTCATTTGTACGTCGGCGACTTCCTTCGCTCGGTCGCCGCTTTCTACGACCACCTTTGTAAAATTAACTAGGGCACCGGAACCTTGTTTAAGCACGGCGACCATCGCAGGGCCTGCACGCTGGCCGAAGATTTCCATTATTTCCTCAGTTCTCGCGCCGCTTGTCTCTAATTGCTTCATAATTTCAACGAGTGAAACCATGTTTCCTTTGGCATCAAAGACGTTGATCCCGAGTTCCCTCATGAGCGTAGCGTTCTGCGTTGTCGGTGTCGCCAAGCGCACCAACGCACCGCGTAGCGCGGTTCCTGCGAGGGTCGCCTGGAAACCAGCATTCCCCATAAGTCCCACAAAAGCGGCCGCTTCTTCAAATTTAATTCCGAAACCCGACGCAACGGGGCCTGCCAATTTCATCGCCTCGCCCAATTGCACAAGATTGGTATTCGATCCGGTGAATGTTGCGGTCAGGATGTCTGTTGTCCGTGTCGTTTCCTCAACCCCTCGGCCATAGCCTTTCATTATGTTGGTGAGAATGTCGGCGCTCTGCGCAAGTTCTATCTGCCCGGCGGCGGCAAGGTTGAGGGTTGCTGGCATCTGCGCGAGAATTTCGTTTGCGCTCGCGCCGGCCTGGGCTAGAAACCCCATGGCATCAGCCGCCTGGGATGCTGAGAATTGAGTCGTTCCGCCGAGCTGCCGCGCCTGCTCCTCGAGAGCTTTGAATTCGTCGCCGGTTGCACTCGTAAGCGCCTGGACGCGATTCATTCCCGATTCAAAATTGGCGGCCGTTTTCAGGATATGTGCGCCAAGGGCGGCAAGGGGGAGCCCGAACGTAGTTGTAATTTCCCGGCCGACCTTTCGGAATCGGGTTGCGAGGCTTTGCGCCGATCGCTTGCCCTTTGCAACGCCGGCTTCAAATTGTTTGGAATCCGTCGATATTATTAGAACAGCGCGGCCGAGAGTTTCAGACATTCGGGTCCTCCACAACTATTCCTATGCCGTGCATTGCGGCAACGTCTGCCGTCGACAGTCCTCGGACGGTGTTACTCGAACCGGCGCGGCGTTCCCAGCGGCGGATAATTTCTTTCGCTTGGTGTTTTTTCATGGATCCCGAGCCCAAGGCAAAGGCCGTTGCCCTTGACAACGATTCCCGAGCTTCAATTTTCGGCATGTTTTCCATATAGGCGTCGAGTAGCCAATGGGGCATGGTCAGCCAGGCGTCGACTTCACCGCCGTAGAATCTTTGGAGCCCAGGGATTGTGTCGCTGATCCATCTTCGGAAGGGGTCGCCTCGCTCGGTTCCGCGCCTTGCGCCCCGCTGAATGCCAAAAAATAGGCGTTGGTTATCCTCATACGCGCGCCGGGCCGGAGCTTGGCCTTGACATCTTTGGGGATGGTGCCTGCGATGCGTTCAAATAGTTCGTCAACGACCTTACTGAGTTCTTCCGCGGCGGGTTCCGAAAGCTCGTCCTCGGCCAGTATCTTCAGGGTCCGCCGCCCGAGGGATTGAATTTTATGCTGGTCGATGACGCTGAAGGAGTCGAAATCTGTAAGGGCATATATCGTGCCGTCGATTATAACGGTTTCGGCGTTGCCCGCGCTGTCAAGATCCAGAAGTGGGTTCTGAGCCATGGGGTTCCCCTTCGCTCTCAATGTGGAATGCGATCCCGAGGGATTCACATTGAATACGGAGCGTTTCAAGTTGCTCCATGCGTTCCCGGAGTGCTCTGCGATGCAATCCGATTTCGCGTTTGTGATATTTCGCCGCCTTCCTGGTCGAGTGGACGGCGGCGTTCAATTCGACAGGATTCATCCCTAGTTCTGGAACTGCGTTACAATATTGCCAAAGCGGGCACCGTCGGTCGCGGCGTTGAGATCGATCATGCCGCGAAAGACGAGGGCCAGGCCCGCGGGGGCTCCTTTTGTGAATATGACTTCGGGAGCCGAATCCTCGCGAACGCGCGGGATTTCAAATTGTATATTGTACGCACCATAAGGGCCCGCATCGTTTCCGCGTACCAATAGCGCGCGATAAGCGACATCTTGCCCCTGGTACATGGGGAGGCTTTTGTTATCGGAAGCCGTCGCCACTGTGCCGAAATTAAGCGCGCGAGCGTATTCCTCCAGGGTCAAATCGTGAAGCATGAAGGAAATCAGCAAATCTTCCTCGGTGCGGAATGATTTGACGGGACCGGTACTGCCAAGGGTGCGGATGTCCTCGATTGTTTCCGTGTGTTGTACCGTGACGCCTTCTTCTCCATAATTGGTATCGCCAAGGGTTCCGATGAGCACCCAATTCCCTACGGGGGGCTCAAGGGTAACTGCCGGAAAGGATTCACCGACTGGAGCGACGTAAACCTCAAACGGCGCGGCGATGATTTCGAAGGGAGCTGTCATTGCTTGTTCTCCTTGGTTATGCGGCCGCGCGTTCGTCGGCTAGAATTTGCCAGCTATTCCATTTCAAGGGCCAATCTGCGTCAGGGTCTCTCCCCGACATGGCGCCGCCGGCGGGACGGGCCCAATGAACTAGGACGCCTGCGATGACTTGCCTTTCGACTGCCCGGAGCGCCCCATATACCGCGCGGCGTACTTCCTCTGCTTCGTATAGTGTGCCACCATAGCAAAAAACGTCAAGGCGTTGCGTTTCAAGCGGGAGCGTGCCTGTGGTGTACGATAACGGCGTCCCTCCAGCCGGAGAGATAACAACGGCCTTTCGCGGCATTGCATCGGTTTCGCTCCGCGGCAGCTCATCGCCAAAAACGCGGCCCTGGACTTCCGTTGTAGTGTCCGCGTCGGCTTTCAGTATTTCGATTATCGCTTTTCGAGCGTCAACGATTTGCGTCATAGCGTTGCGAATCCTTGTCGAATATTAGCAGCTAGTTTCGGATAGGCTGCATCCGCCGCCGGTCTCAAATACGGCCGTGCCGGAATATTCACTTCGTCAACTGTAACCCAACTTCCGCCGATTTGAAATTTCAATTTCGGCGCTTTTTTCGGAACGATCTTTCCGCCCAATTCGTGAATCAAGGCGTATACAATATCTTTTGATCCCCATAACCCGCGAACTTCCGATCCGACTCGATGCGCCTTTTCCGCGATCGAAATGGAACCTTCGAGATGGCTTGACCGGTTTTGCCATGTGTGGTTCCGCTTGGCGTGCTCGACCGCTTCGGACATGGTTTTGTTGACACCGAATATCTGAGCCTTGACCATTTTCGCGGCGACCTGGGGGCCGAACCATTGTAGAGTCACAGTCACGACTGAATCCTCCGTAAGTCCATTTCGATGTGAGTGTGCTTGTGCTGTATCGCGTCAATCCGCAACGGGCCTTCCCAAATAATATTCCCGGCCCGATCGTTAACCCTCCTGATTCGATCGCGTTCTGTGACATCAGTTCCGAGCGGCATACCGCAACGGATTTCCTCGATTCTGGCATCCTTGCGGTTGTCGTTTTGCTCCCGCCGAAAACGAGACCACACGCGGCACGGGATGGTCGCGAGGGTTGTGAAATTTGGAGTTCCTGCATGCCCATAAGGATCGGTCGACTCGGTGTTATTGCGCTCAAGAAACGCGCGCATTGTCATCTGAGTTCTTGCCCTGCTTCCGACTGCCATCAAGTCACCGCCATATTATTGCGCGCCGTCCTAAGTTTACGGAGGATTGCCGTTGTTTCTGTGGCTGTGTCGTTATGCAGGAACTCAAAATCGCCCAGCTTTTCCTTTTTCGCGCCGGAATACATGACTCCCAATTTAACCAGGGCGATTTGCACGAGCTTTCGAATATCGTTGTCGCTTTCCGGTGTGTAGATCAGTTCAACATAGGGAGCCCACAACTGGCGCGGGTTTGTTCCTTCCTGGAGCCGGATGATACGTCTAACCCCTTCGAGCCGGTAGTCATCAGTTTCAAGGGTTGTTTGCGCATCGTCCGGGTGGTCTCGTTCTTTTATGCTGGTGAAGTTGGAGACAGGGCGAGCGGTGTATAACTCGCGATGGCGCCCCCAAGGAAATCCCCATTCGTTTCGCGTTTCGGTTACGTCGGAAGTCTGCCCGGCTTCCCGGATAATCATTCCCTCGGCGGCTGCGGCCAGCCTGAGCAGAGCCACATCTTCGAGGTCGGTTTCAATATGTTCGCGGAGCTCGTCCGCGGCAAGAATCGTCACAGCCCCTCCCGTTACAGGCTAAAAACGGCCTGAGTGACGCTGGTGATAAAACTGTGGGTAAAGTTCACCAGGCCGTCGCCGTCATTGTAAACGTGCGGTAACAACGGCCCAATCATCCTTTCCTCTCCGGCCGTAACGACTACGGTTCGGTCGGCCACGGCAAGCCCGTCCTCACTGTTCTGGGAAACGATCGTCACGGTATCAGGAGACCCTCCGCCATTTTTGACATGAATAAACGTTTTGCCGTCGTTCGGAAACTGGTAATTGTTCGAGAGGGAAAGCGATCCGGTGTAAGTCGGGTCAGCCCCGCCAGTCTTGACGATCGCAATAACGGCTTGGGAAGTGTCGGCCATTGGTCAGCTCCTCGGTATGGGCGCCAGGGCATCCCGTTAGAGAATGTCGTCGGGTTCGCCTGCGTCCTTGTTTTCGTCGCTTCCGCCCGCATCCCCGAATACAACGCTGGGGGCGGTGGCATCCGGCGAATTTTCCTCGTCAGATCCTTCATCCCCTTCCTGATTGGCCGCGGCGGCGAAAAGCATGTCGGGGTTGGCCAGTCCCCAGGCCTCCCAGGCCTCGTCGCGTTCGGCGGCGCTTACATTGTCTTCGAGACGAGCAGCCAGGACACGGGAATCCGGTTTTTTGTCGTGTGTGAACAACTTTTGCGTGACTTCATCGGCGGCGTTTGTCCCCCCTTCTTCGCCCGCGGCTTTCACTTCGGCGATCATGGATCCAATCGCATCGACCAGGAGTTCGGACTTTTCTTTCGGCTGCGCCAGGGGCGTTCCGCCTCTCGCCTTTCGGCGGCCCGTCTTGTCGGCGCGGGGACCTTTGCTTTCCTTGTCGTGGTGCTTTTTGGCTTCCTTCGCCCCATCGGAACCCGGGAGCCAGCCATCAACGAGCCCGAGCGCGATTGCGGTTTCATCGGAAATTTTCCCGCCTTCGGGGCCGACAAGGAATGTCGCGGACGCGTGACCATCCGGCAATGCTTTCATATCATCGTCGCGGCAAGTGCGCTGCTTTAATATTACGCTCATTTTATCTTCCTCCTGTTCCTGCGCCTGGCGCAGAGTGTTGACTGCGAATCCGCTAGAAGTGTTCATAGGCATGGATCAACCATGAAATATCGGCCGCATTTCCTTTTTTGTTGGTCAGGCGGAATAAATATTTTGTGTTAATCTTCAAGAGCATTCCCGATTCCCTGCCCGCCGTTCCGCCGTCTGAATTTCCGCCCGTTCCTCCCGCACTAAACCACTCTATTAGTTGCGTTCCTAAGCCTGTAATAGTGGGGTTTTTGAGCGCGGTTATGGCCCCGCTGTCTCCGGTTGTCCTGTTTGAGTTTTTTACAAATGCCGCGGTGCCGGTCTCGGCGGTTACTGTTGGGCCTTCATAGATAGCGGCATAACCGGCCCCGGACGAGGCTTCGCTAAAATCAATATAAAGCTCGTCGCTTCCAACTTCAAGAACCAAATCGGCAACCGCATCATTCGCGATGGAAATAAAAAGCCCCGAGATATCCCACATTCTGCCGTTGTGGACTTGCTTATGCTCAATCTGAACGACAACGCGGTCAATTTCTCGCCATGCAGTTCCGTCGAAATACCATTCTTCGCCGGTGTCATATTCGAGGCAATGGGCGCCAATTACCGTTCCGGCGATGGTTTTTACGTCCGCCGCCAAGGCGACACATTCGTATTCTGATAGCCTGACAAACGTCATGGGCTAGCCCCGTCAATTTCTAACGATCTCGAATTCGGTCAGACCGAAACGCGATATTAGGAGCACGCATACGTCACGGAGACGGCGGTGTGCTTTGAATTCGCTGAGGACTAAAACGATATCAGGCAACGGCGGCAGATTCATATAAAGCGGCTTATCTGTCCGCAGTACAATCTGTTTTCCGTGTCCCTCCCATTCGATTAGCGCCATAATTCAGCCTTCCATCCCTCTGTCTTAGGTTTCCGTGTAGTGGTTCCCCGCGAATTGAATCCCTTGGCCTTGCAGGGTTCCCACTATAGCATCATACGCCGCAGTGGCTGCGAGTTCGGAATAATTATCCGTCAGGAAGCTCGGGGCGGTGTTTCCTTGCGAATCCAGGGTCACGCCGTCCTCGATGATATTCCGGTCGATCAGGGCATGGGGGCCGCCGCCGGCAAACGCGCCGTACTGAATCGCCGCCGTGCATTGCCGAAAATGATTTCCCCGAATGACGAGATTTTGCGTTGCGCCCTGGACATAGATCCCAACGGCGAGCGCGGAACCCACCCCCTCAAACGTGCATTCCTCGATCAGGCAATCGCTCGATCCTTCAATGGCGAGCCCGATCCGGTTGTCCAGGCCCCATTTCGGAAACCGGCAATTTTTCATCTGGACGCCAAATGGGGGCGCGCCCTGTGCCCCATCGCCCCCGAGCAAGCAGGCTGCGCCGGAGAAAAACAAACTGCCCGTGTCCCTGCTGACAAATCCCATGCCAATGATTCGGCACGAGGCAGTAATCGTTGCGGCCGGGCCGTTGGTGTAACTCGCGTTACTGAGAATTGAATGGAATTCGCCGTCGACCATGGGATTCAAACCCCGATTAACGGCAATGACATTGATTCCGCTCTTGTTGAAAAGAACGGAAGTCGTTACATCGCTCGCGCCCGGGAGCATAAGGATCACATCTCCCTTGGCGGCTATACATTCGTCGATGGCGTTCTGGATCGTAAATCCCGAATCGCTCGGGTCTACGACAAACACGCGAGCTTCCGGCCCTTTGATAATGCCGATATTGGAAAGGGCTTCGATTACGCTTCCGCTGTGTAACAGTGTCATGGATTCACCCCTCGGATGTAATAATTGTGTGCAAATATACGTCGCATTGGCCCGATAGATGGTTGAGCGAAAGCCCATTGGAAATGTCAATGCCAGGCCATAGCCATTCCCCGGCTGTTACGTCGGCTGCAATTACGACCGGGATTATCTGAGCGCCGCCCGCACCTGTTGCGCCGTTTACAATATTGAATTTTGCCGCTGCGCTAGCGGTTTCCTTGACATGGTATCCGACTAGGCGGAGCCCTTCCGTCGCTGCGATGACTGCGTCCGCATCGGCGACAAGTGTTGCCTCCAGGGTCGTTGTTGGAACGAGCGACATTGGCAATCCAGGGAAAAGCGCGCCGGAGCGCGCCTTATGGTTATATGCCGGTCACGGTGCAGAAAGCGACGGGGCGGTAAGTGACAAGCACGACGCGCATCGATGCGCGAATCGTCTGCTTGCCCTGCGTGAATTGGCTTCCGGTGAACCCGACTTCCAGCACGACGCCGCGCCGTTCGAGAAGCTGAATCCATGCGCCTTCGAACGATCCCGATAGTCCGGTGTTTTCCGTCATAACGTCGGATTTGACGACAGGCAAACCCCACAAACGCTCGGGGCCCGCTTCCGAGGGATTCCCCCAGATATAAATTCCATCGGCGGTGCGGAGCAGGCGAATCGCTTGCCAGTCGTTCGGGTGCATGACGTGGTGGGTCGCGTTGACGCGGCCAATCACCATCAGTTTTGTCATCGCTTTGAAAAACGCATCCGGCACCGGGTCGGAGCCCTTGGCCTGGGTTTGAATCCCGGAAACGTTTAGGATTCCTTCCAGGTTCGGTGTTGCGCCGTTGCCTTTCATAACCTGATTGTCGAGCCGCTGGCGGATGCCGAATCGAATGCGCTCCTCCAGATAGGATTGAGCCATCGCAACGTCTTCCAGTTGCTCGTCGGTCACGGGGATGCTATCCGTGATTTTCTCGACCGTTTGCGTTCGTTCGGTCAGGACAAATTCAGATTCAGCGTAGGCCGCGCCCTCGGCTTTTTCTGCGGCGGCATGAGTCCTGGTCGTTTCTTCCATGTACTTCGCGGCGGCCTGGCCGATTGTGCCGGTCGGCATAATGTCGAGAAGTTGAATGGGCCGGGTGACTGCCGGGACAATTTGAGGGAATCGCACCGATTCCGGCGACCATCCCGCAGAAGTCTCAAACAGGGTTTTGATTTCCTGGAATTGGGCCTTGAATTCGTTAAGGCTCACTCCGGGGATTTCAACCGCGCCGCGTTCGAGAATCCGCTTCAAACTGGTCGGGTCTTCCTTGAGCCCCTTGATCTCCATGAGTTTCTGACCAAGGGATTTGTACGGCTGGGGCTTGGGGGCGTCCTTCGTGGCTTCGAGCGCGGGGTGGATCATCTGATCGGCGGGCTTGGGTAGCCGATCCAACGCGCCGGGAGCGGCCGGCCTCGTCTCGGTTTCCTCTCCCCGCTTTTCCATTTTCTTTACGTCGGGTTTGT